TATAACAACACAAGCAAAATTTTTCAGTACATAATTTCTGTTTATTACCACCATAATCACATTTTTCTGGATTTCCAACGAGCATCTTTTCGAAACATTCTTTACATTTATCTATGTTTCCCAAATCGATTCCTAAGAGTTTTATATCGCAAGTATAATCTGCTTTACAGTCTTCACAAGTATATATTATTACAATTTGTGCCATCTGTTCCATTTTAATAAGATACATCTTTCGATATCAAAATTCAATTGGAAATTATACTATATTAGTTTGTATTTGCCATTAAAAATCTATAATAATAAATGGAACCAAGAGATATACTATTAATAGTATTAATTATAACACAGTTTTTCTTACTGTACAATTATTTTACAAATAACTCTGAAGGATTTTCTCCTAAGCCTTTAAGAGCATCAGGAATAACTTCAACATATCCAAATGCTGTGATTTGCGATAATAATGGAAATTTGTCACAGTCTTTATCGACAGACTGTTTTGTTCCTTCTGGACTCATAGCGATGTGGTCGGGAACCACAGCACCAGTAGGATGGTCGCTATGTAATGGACAGAATGGTACTCCGAATTTACAAGGAATGTTTGTTGTGGGATATGGAACAGCAAATGTGTCAGGAAATGGAGTTGTACCAAATACGATAACAAACCAAATCGGTACGACTGGTGGTGAAGTTAGTCACACACTTACTATAGCGGAAATGCCTTCACATACACACTCCTATCAGGGCTTTTGTGGCAGTTCGGGAGGCTATTCAGGTGGTAGTAATTCACAGACTCAGTGTACATCAGGAAGTACAGGAGGAGGACAACCACACAACACGTTACCGCCTTTTTACGTCCTCGCATTTGTCATGAAGTTATAATTAATTTAGGAACATAAATTCTTTATAAAATGGACAATGATCCTAACATCTTTAGCTACTCTGTAGTACTAACATCTGTACAACAGCGACTATTTACTGACTGGGAAACTAAACAACACGAAAAGGTAGCTGATATACAACAGAAAAAAAGACCTAATTATGGTACAAATGGACCTTTTTCATGGATCATAACACCTACTCTGAATGGTACAATGATATGTGCCAGAAATAATATAACATATGATATAATTGACCTTACTGATTATGGTAGTTGGTGATTAAGTTACATAAAAATTCCTATAATAAATGGATAGGTTAACAATATTATCGATATCTGTTGTGATATTATTTATTATGGTCTTATATCTGTTGTATAATTCATACAACTCTAACGAAGGGTTTTCGAAACCGTTAAGAGCGACAGCCATTAGCAGTACATATTCTGGTGCTGTAGTTAGTGATTCTAGTGGAGACCTTTCTACGTTTCCTTCTACGGATGCGTTCGTCCAACAAGGAATGATTATTTTATGGTCTGGCAATACCCCTCCAACAGGTTGGGTACAATGTGATGGAACGAATGGCACGCCAGACCTTAGAGGTAGAGTTCCGGTGGGATTATGCCCAACGAATGTATCGCCAACCAATAATAGAATATATGGAACGAGTTATTCGGGAAATACAACTACAAGTGTTATTGGTAACGTTGGAGGGGAGGAAAATCACACGTTAATAGTATCTGAAATGCCGAGTCATACTCATAGTATTACTTTTTCTCCATGGAGTAATTATGGTTGTCAAACACAAAATGGGTCAGGACAAATTAATACTAATAGCCCAGCCACTACGTCGTCTCAAGGAGGCTCTTCGCCACATAATAACGTAATGCCTTACATAACACTCATGTTCATAATGAAGGTGTAATTTCTGTATATTTCATATACAGAATTAAAATATAATTTTTTTCTTCAGAACATTATTTATTTTTTCGAAAACTCCAGAACCTAGAAAGGCTACATTTCCCTGACACATTTTATGGGCAGATAATGGACTTGGATGAGATGTCTTGAATACCAACGGCAAAGATACCATTGATTTCTTATCGGTGATTATCTTTTCATAACTGATGGCATGTTTCCCCATAAGTAGCCAAACCACTCCTTTTTTAGCTATGTATTTTATTAATTCTTCTGTAAAATCTACCCAATAGGATACATGACTTTCAGGGTCATTTTTAGCTACTGTAAGAGATGTATTAATCATCAGACACCCTTGTTTTGCCCAAGAGTTCAAGTTACCATTCTTCTCCTTTATTCTGGACTGTAATCCTAATTCTGTAAATATATTACGTAAAGATGGATTTATATCTCTTCCAGATGGCACAGAAAAACAAATACCCGTCGCATTTCCATCGTGATATGGGTCTTGGCCGACAATGACCAATCTGATGTCTTCTAAACGAGTTAGATAAAATGCTCTGAAAACGTTAGTAATGCTTGGGTATATAGTATCTTTTTCTTTACTTAAATTCTCTGAAATATTGATTAGTATTTTTTGTATTTTGTCACTGTGAAAGAATTCAAGATATGATGAAGGGTAATTACCGTCTTCAAGAAATTGTATCAATGATGTATTAGTCCAATCGTAAGGTATATCGATATTTTTCTGAAGTTCCATTATTTTTCTTAACTTTTTCGCTATAGATTTTATTACAGGTACAGCAACAGAATTTCCTGCCTGTTTATAAATATGAACATCACTAAGAGAAGTCTTATACTCTTTAGGGAATCCTTGTAGATTCAAACACTCTCGTGGAGTAATTTTTCTAATTCCATTTTTATCCTTAATAATTGGAACGTTATGACCTCCCGAACCCATATTTGCTGTTAATGTAGGAAAAACTCCTTTCTTATTTTCTCTTATATAATAACGTCTGTATTGATAGACAACGTTATCTTGTATATTTTTAGTTACATCATTAAGAAGTTTTTCATATAGACTTTTTTCTGGTGTATAATAATATTTTTCTAATATTTTTTCTTCTAGAAATTCTGAAAGATTTTTATTACATTTTGTTTTAGTCAAGTCATCAAACGTGAACAAGTTATATAGATTTTTATCTAGAAACCCTAGTATAAATATTCTTTCTCTATTTTGAGGTAATCCAAAGTCAGTAGCATTGAGAATTTCATGTTTAACATGATACCCTGATTTTTTTAGTTCTTTCAGCATAACTTTGAATGTATCACCGTTATCATGTGACTGTAGATTTTTTACATTTTCTAGAAATACTACTTTGGGTTTTTTCACCTTGAGAATCTTGATGATATCAAAGAACAAGTTACCTCGTTCGTCAGAAAAACCATTTTGTTTACCTGCTATCGAGAATGGCTGACATGGAAAACCGGCAGTTAGAATGTCAAAGTCTGGTAATGACGGTATGTCAAGGTCTGATATTGAGATTGGACAGACTTTATCGAAATTTTTCTCATACGTTGAAATAGCATTTTTGTCTATATCATTGCTAAAGACACACTTGAAGTCTTTTGATGCTTTTTCAAAGCCAATTCTGAAACCACCAATACCACAAAAAAAATCTGCGAATGTTATCATTTCTTGTTCTAACAAGTATTTATTTTTATTTTCATTTTCTTGCGATAGAATATCTATTATAGACCCTGTGAAAATAGTTTCAAACGGAATTTGTTTAGAAATCTCTGAAAATGACATACGTGGTCTTCTTTTCTGTATTCTCTGTTCATCAAATGTCTCAGTCTTGGATATCTTTAAATTCTTCCAAATTGTACTAGTATCCTTTTCCTTGGAGAGATAGAGTGTAATATTCGGATGGTGAATAGCATCTACAAAAATAATATAGTCCCAGTGTTCTTCAGGGCCAAATGATGAAGGACCAGAAGATGAGAAGCATTTTACCTCTACTTTCTTTGAATTGTAGACCAAGTCACCACTTTTTCCTTTGCTTAGACCTTTAACTACACACTTGACTACATACTCTGATATACATTCAGGAAAGTTAGGTTTTCTCAGTTTATTTTTTGTACTGGCATTAACTATAAAAACTTGATTACAAAAATCAGTATAAGCTTTGTAAAGATTAGGGTATTGATGTGTCATTTTAGTCATGGTACAACTGTTTATACAATTTCATTTCTAATAAATGAAGCCTCTGACTGTATTATCTTGGAATATACTATCACAAGACTGGATAGACTTTCAGAATCTGTCAGAGTATTATCCAAATATTTCTTCGTCTGATATGTACCTGACTAAACGATTAAAACTTATAATAAAATACATCAGAAAAGTTAACGCAGATATTATTTTCCTACAAGAAGTAACTATACCAGTACAATCTATTTTAAAGTCTGCGTTTTCAAAAAAGTACTTAATACTTGACCTAACGCCACACTTACAGTCAACAACACCAGTAGCTGAGAGAACTTTACCGTTTGGTAACGCCACATTATTAAAACGTAGAAAATTTACTAACATCAAACATTGGAGTTTTTATTTCCATCCGTTTGGTACTGCTTATGATTGTACACAATTTATGTATAATAATTTGTTAATCAAGTCTGTAAACACACATTATGATTCAGAAGACCATGATATGCGTATTAGTGAAAATAAAGCTTTATTAGAACGTGTAGGTCATATATCCACATTGATAATAGCTGGAGATTTTAATACAGACTGTAAGATATTACATAACGCATATGATAAATTACATTTCGTATCAGCTGTGTCTAAATCAAATCCAACTGGTACGTATCTTTGTGAGAAAAAAATGATAGATTATCAATACTACAAAGGATTCTATGTATTATCTACATTTGTAGACAATACCCCATTATTTGGGAAAGACTGTAATCAAACAACATTGAGACAATTTGGTTCAGACCATTACCCAATACTCTGTAGAGTCCAACTCAAAACAATTAGTTATCGTTTAAAGAAAATAGATAAAATATCAGAGTTTCATGGAAAAAAGTACCAAGAAAAAGAAAGAAAAGATAGATATTCGTGATATCTTGCTAATTGACCAGAAGATACAGGATAGCTTCAAAGGAGAACAAGAGAAATTGCCGAAATACCAGAGTCGTATGAAAGAGCTAAAACTCACATTGAAGAGTCTCAAAGGTGAAGATTTGAAAGGTAAACAAAATAAAGCCAAAAAAGAAGTTGAGAAAAATATATTAGAATTACAAGAAGAAATTGATAAAATATCTGACGGAGGTAAATACAACCTTTATTTGGCAGAAACAGCAGAACTAGTAGAGAAATTTAGAAAAATTCTTAAAGTCCCCATAAAGCTCTCTTTCATGGGTAAAGAGAAAGAAAACAAGGATTCTAAAGAGAAAAAGGATGTGATAGATGCTTATATTAAGATTGCGCAAAAATACTATAACATACCGTTGAAACAGACAGATAAGGATGATATAGTTACGTGTGATAATTGTGAAAATAAAAAGGACTTTATCATCGATGAAAATTCTTACATATGTGAAGAATGTGGTGCGCAACAAGACAATAAGAGTATGAATAATACATCATACAAGGACGCTGATAGAGTGAATATATCAGCAAAGTATAGTTACGACCGCAAGGTACATTTTCGCGACTGTTTCCTACAATATCAGGGAAAACAAAACTGTACCATAGAACAGAAGGTATACGACGATCTTGAAGATAACTTTGAGAAGCACTATCTATTGATAGGAGATAAGAACACAAAGAAGGAAATACGATTCTCGAAAATTACTAAGGAACATGTGTTAATGTTTCTTAAGGAGTTGGGGTATTCCAAGCACTATGAAAATGTTATTCTTATACATTACAACATGACAGGTAAAAAACCAGATGATATATCTTATCTTGAAGATAGACTACTATCAGATTTTGACGAACTTGTAGAGACATACGATAAACACTTTAAGAATAAGGTAGATAGGGTTAACTTCATATCTACTCAATTTGTATTGTATCAATTATTACAACGTCATAAACACCCATGTAAGAAAGAAGACTTTGTGATACTCAAGACGGTAGAAAGAAAGGAGTTTCATGATAACATAACAAGTGAGTTGTTCGCTAAATTACATTGGTCATTCTATCCTACATATGGGTAAATGACGATATTTTCCGAATTGAATTTCCACACAATTTTGTGTGGAAAATAACCCATGACTTCTTATATTGAAAAAATGCCTTGTGGTGTTATGACTAAGAAAGGTAAGCCATGTAAAAATCTTGCTATCTCGTGTAAGTATCATAAAGACAGATTCACCAAAGGATGCGTGGAAGAGGAAGAAGGTGAAACAGGTAATGAAGGGTCTTGTTGGAATTTGTTTTGTTCTGACCCTAAAGCTATCCTTGATGAAGACAATCGACCTAGAATCAAACCAGAAACACTATTCGATTCTAGAATCAAACGTCTAGCTCAGTTTAACGCAGAAAAGAGAAGAATGGACGTTGATAGTGATGAAAAGGTTCCGGAACCTGAAGACATTCGACGACCTCAAGAATGGGTTCTCAGTGATTTTCAGAAAGAAAAGGTAGAAAACTTTAAAAGCCAACTATATAGTCTGTATCCTTCTCCTATGGATTATCTGATTGCTTTTTCTGGGAATGTTGCTTATAATCTACAAGCAAAAATAGTACATTGGGAATATTGTATTGATGGTTATTGTTATATACATTACCCTGTAGATAGTAGATGTGATGAAAAAACGTGTATTGATGTTGAAAGAGAGTGTGTAATTAGATGTCGTTGTTCTCAATGCCATGAGTCGTCATGTATGTATGATATGTCAAGAAATATTAAGAACAACCATTGTGTAAATTGTGTATGTGATGACTGTGTATGTCCTATGATTAGAGAACTAAGAGAAAAAGGTCTTGTACATAGAATTAATAAGAAAAAGAGTTTATATGGGTGTTATTCACATTGTAAGTGTAATTAGGAAATTGAATTTATTATATTACTAAATAGTAATATAAGATGTACCAACCAGTACCCACAACAGATATTGATGTTCCAGAAGAAAAAACTACAGAAAAGTCAGAAGGTTTTGTTGAAAGTATGAAAAAACTCTTTACTCCAAAAGAAGTACCAAAGAAACAGAAAGAAGTACCAAAGCCAGAAAAGACAGAAAATAAACAGAAAGATGAGTTGTATCGGTCATTTTCTTTTCTGAAAGAAATTGATATGACAATATATAGACAACGTGACATATATAGACAACATGACAGTATACGCATTCCAGTAACTGTGTATGTTCGTGATAAAGAACATAAAGTTCATGAAATGAAAATTATTATTTGTAATGGTACACATTTGGACACTGTACGCCTTGAATTGATGAAAGAAATAAAAAAAGTTATCAACGTTAAAGACATTTCATTATGTTCTTCAGGCGAATTACTTAAAAGTGGTGTTTTCAGTTATGATGGGAACACAGTGTACTTAAATGATAATAAACGTTTCATATACATATATAAAATAAACGCTTATGTATTATAGTCAGCTTGTTACTTTGTTACTTTGTTCATACAAATATGTATGAACAATTTATTTTCCAAAAAGACACAGATAGAGTTTCTGACGATACAACGTATCTTTCTTTTTTCAACGAAAAAGAAAGAGTAAACTATTCAAATAAGGTATAGATAGAGTTTCATTTCATAGACCCCATCAGATGAATACCCACAATTACAGAATTGAATTTTTGTGTAAAGTCGTTTATCAAATAAAATGAATACAAAATGTCAGCATCGTATGCTTAATGGTCCTCGAAAAGGACAAACTTGTGATGAGTATACCACTGTTTGTCATGGTATAGGAATACCATATTGTCATAAACATAGTGAAAAACATGTAGAAGAATGGGAACCTTTTATTATTAAAAGACTTGCTGAGGATAAAGCTAAAGAAAAAGAACACAAAAATAAACTTGATACAGAGATTCTTAACGCCAGAAAACCTAACGCATTTACAATACATAAAGACAGAAAAAATGTACCGTCGTTATTGGTTGAAACTCAAAAAACAGAAAATACAATAGAAGAATGTGTGGACGTAATTCTAAACAAATTTAGTGAAGATATTATAACTTACTCTAGTTTTTTGACCCCATTTTCAACCATACAATTATACCCAAGTAAATGGCGTGGATGGCCAAAAGAAAGTATAATGGATGAACTTAAAAAACGTATGTTTGATGTATCTTTAGATACTCGAAATGATGCTATATTCGCCAGAGCAAGAATGGAATTAGTCATGTTATAATCATAAGTTAAATTGTTCATACATATTTGTATGAACAATTTATTTTTCTTAATTCAGCTTCAGATTCTGTAACCTAGTCAGGAATGGGTTAGGATTCGTATTAGCTTCAATTCCTACCGCACGTCCTACTGTAGGTGAATTTTGATACCCTTCATGTATGGAACTTTGAGCTGGACTTCTGGCAAGATTTCTTAACTCATCACCACCTTTTTTATGTTTTGACATGAAATCTAGAAAACTATTCTTTCCGCCTGTATCTCCATTTTCAGACCTTCCAGAACGGTTGCCGAAGGTTCTGGGAGAATTATCTTTATCTTTAGAAAGATACCAGAAGACTAGAATACCTATTACTGCGACTCCACCTATTACAAGTAATATTTTTACCCATGAAAAGCCATCATTTTTCTTAGAAAACTTGTCGAAGAAGCTACTTTCTTTTTTCGGTAGTAATGGTGTAATTACTGCGGGTGGTATTTCTCGACGATTTATCTCTATATCTACTTCACATGGTGGGTCAGAACGCATAATAAGAAAGAATGTCTGAGGGGTGTTATTATTGTTGCTGATATTTCCAGATAGTTCACCTTCTTCAATTTTCTTGTATTGTAGTGTTGGTGAGTTGTCTAACGTTAATTGGTCTACTACAAGAGCTTCAAAAGGTTCTTTATTTTTGGCGACTATCCTAAAAGTTAGGTCAAAATTAACAAGCTCTCCGTTTAGGTTAATAAGCTGTTTAATTTTGCTTAAAGAATATGTATTTTTTATTTCGGTCATTTTTCGAAGTGAAATCTCTTTTAAACAATCTTACCAAACAAATTATTTGGAAATTTCGAAATTCCAAAAAGGTATAGATAGAGTTTCTAACGATACAAGGTAACTTTCTTTTTTCAGACAAAAAGAAAGTTTAAACTATTCAAATAATGTATAGATAGAGTTTCATTTCATAGACCCCATCAGATGAAGAACATTACTTCATCTTCATCACTTTCATAGTAATATCCGTCACCTTCATAGGAAAGTTCTTTGGACTCCACTTTATCAACGTCAAGAGGGTCCCAGTCTTAGGTATGGACTTTTGTGTTGTAGAATTCACATGTAGTATCATTGAAAATTCTGACTTGTATATATGTGTGAAAAAAGTCCATACCAATAGGTATGGACTTGTGTTGTTTTGATAAATATATTCAGATTAATAGAGTATAGACTTGATTCTGTATTTAATGTAACAGACTAATTACCTGTTCAGAAAGTCTTAACCTTTCAGTTTTCTCAAGAATTTTATATAGTTCTCTGTTACGAGACTCTGACTCTTCAAGACGAGATTTTAGGTCAGAAATCTTACTCATAAGGTCGTTGAACTGAACCTCAGATGGTGATAGTTTAGGAGGATTTTCGTCAAGTTTTTCACATTGTTGAGACTCGTTAGCTGATTTTTCTTCATAAATTTCCTTTTCTGGATTTTCTTGATGTTTGTCGTGAATTTTTCTACTAAGTTCTCTAAAATATTTCAGAACTGGTCCTTTGTTTGTAGTAAACCGTTTCTTAATATCACCATCGATTACAGCACCATTTTCTAGAAAGAAATTAATAACGTCAAAATTTTCTAACCCACTATTTCTAACTGTTACATTTACAAATTGTAAAGCTATTTTGAATGCTTCTTGGTCCTTCACATGGATATCTACACCTTCTGATACCAGATATTCGAGAGCGTCAAGTCTTCTATCTGATACCAATGAACATAAAGTGTGAGGGATACTTTCCTTACTAAATGCTACCTTTAGGTTACCACCTTTAGAGACAAGATATTTCACCATATCTAATTCTGGGTCATATAATGATTCACGAAGTATGACGCCATCACGTGAATTAATACTTACATTAGCACCATGTCTAACTAGATATCTAACAATAGAAAAATGTAAATTTCTAACAGCAAATAAGAGAGGATAACCATCCAGAAAAAGGATATCTGCTCCTTCTCTGACTAACGACTTGAGTTTTTTCAGATTACCTTCAATACAAGCATTAGTTACCAGACATTTCTTACAATTTTCTGGCTTAGGGTCATCTTCTGTGTGAGATGCTTTGTGAGGGCATTCATTTTCAGCCCAGACACACGGTATGTCATCATAGGGAACATCATAGATAGTTAGTTGTCGAGACATAGTTTCTGAATTGTTATAGAATTTATAGAAAAACTCAATTTGTGTAGAAATAGTCCATACCTAATAGGTATGGACTAAATGAGGTTTATTAACTTTGACATGAATGTTCGCTAACTTTACATACACTACATCTACCTCCACATGGATTCATAAAACAAGAATTTCCTATAATTTTATCTTTATAAATTTTCAGTTCTCTTCTGAAAGGACATACACACTCTTCACATTTACAACCCATACAATGTTTGTTTCTTGTGTTCTTTTCAGGTGCTATAAGATATTTATCGTCAAGATAGTAAAGGTCGTTATATCCATGAGAACAACCAGAACATTCACACTTGACAATACAGTCTCGAAGTTCTCTTATACAATCTTCATCATCACATCTTGGGTCTATTTTGTAATGATGGTAGAAGAAAAATTCGCCATAAATTACACACGATGACCACCAGTCTTGATGGTTTGGCTTTGCTACTTTAGGAAAAAGCCAGACACTTTTTTTCTCTTCAAGTTGTTCATCTTGTTCATCTGTAAGGTCCCACGCGTCCTTATTATCTATCCAGTTACGTATTGTAACTGTGACTGGACCTTCATACTCCGGAGTTGATTCAGGATTGAGAAGTATGTTTACTTCTTTGATTTCATCGGGGAGTTGAGTCCTATCGGAATGAAAACGACAAGAATCTTTAGGAAGTTTACAGGGCTTCCCTTTAGTTGTAATAGCTCCACATTGACTCATGATTGAATTATCGTCATAAATCTTACAAATTTCAATTGACGGAAAAATACCCATACCAAATTTGGTATGGGTAAAGATATTTATTAAACACACTACAGTTACATTTGTTTGACTTTCTCCATGAGAATACTAATTGCTTCTGACTGTTTCCTGATGACTTCTGACTGTGCGTCGATGAGTTGCCAGAGCTTGGTGTCATTTTGAGAATTGATTGATTGTGTCTTGATGTACTCGTCGTACTGTTCTCGTTCATCGTCAGAGGTACAATCAACAAGACCTAGGTTTTCTTGAAATTCTCCGCACTCTCGACAACCCTGACAGTGTTCATTGTCATCAACTTCTTCGATTGACGAGGGGGACTTGACTTCAGGAAGAGGACCAGTTTGCCACGCATTCGTCTTGGCGACAAACACAGGGGGAAGAACGTCAGTCTTGTTTTCTGGTT